GGTTCACTGTCAAACGGCATTTTTTTGAGCTTTTCTTCAAGCCTTGTTTTTATTTGACTCTGCGTATACGCGTCCGTAATGCCGTAACCGTCAAGAGTGGTTGCTTTATCTGCTTTTTTTGCAAGCTTAGCATCAACACCGTTTTTAGTATATGCGTCTGTAATACCATAGCCTGCAAGGGTATTCAAGTTACTTGACAGCTTGGCTTTTGTAACCGCTCCGTCCTCAATGATAGCCGTTGTGACCGCTCCGTCTGCAAGATTAAAAGTAGAAATGACTCCCTCGTCATCAACGATAAAGTCATTTAAACGCTGGTCAAGATTATCGTAGCTTCCTCTTGCTGTGGCAATCTCTTGGCTGATTTCGGCAAAACTGCCGATACTTTCGCTATTTATCTTGCTGTTTTCGGCAAGGCTCGGAGTTACCATGACTTTTAAAGTCAGCGGAGTGTTTAACAACTGCGTGTCGCCGTTTGCAATCTTAATTTCGATTGCTAAAAAGCCCGATGTAGAGTTAAAGTTTTCTAACGGCACGGTAATCAAATCCGCCGTGCTGTTCAGGGTGCAAGCAACTGCGTCTGAAATTAAATATCCGTCCGTTGCAAAGGTTGCAGTTACTGTACAATCTGCAAAGGTCAATTTTTCACCGCTTGCCGTTAAAGTTACATCAAGATAGCGTGTTGCTTTATCGTTGACGTTGACAATACCAACAACATTTGGTGCATTTCGATTATTAACATCAATCGTAACCGATTTATGTTTAATATTAATTGCCATTATCTTTTAAACCTCCTTTGGATTTTTAACAAATCAGACATTGACATGTCTAAATTGCCGATTGTGATTTCTTTGTATTTCTCCGAAATACTGTCATAGACAGTTTTAGCCACTTCCTTCTCGATTTCTGTGCCATCCGGCATAACTACTGTTACCTTATCGTATAGACCTAAGTTATACATTTTGGTGAGCTCAGATTCAAGATTAACGGTAATGCTCAAAGATTCAGCCGATTGCGAAGTATCATATTTATAAGTGGCAACTTGACTTCTTAATGCGTCTCTTACCTCGTTATAATTAGTGCCATCCATTGGATTTACGATATATCTTTTTATTTTGCTAGTGCAATCAAATAGATATGTGTTTTTAATCGTGCGCCTGAGCTCCGTTGGATACAACTCATTTGCGGTTACAATAACCTCGTTGCCGGTTGGAGTTTGACAACGGGCATATGGCAAGACATGTGTAAAATACTCTCCGAGTGATGCCGTTTGCTTATAATCAGACACATTCGCTCCAAAAGCTATTCGATAACCGCTGTGATTAATATTCGGCTGATTGAACGTGATTGAAAAATTTTTAAATCTCAACTTCCCTTTAAATAAAGCAATTAACCCCTCTGAGTCATCGCTGAAAATGGTTTCGAATTTTTCAGCTGTATTAAAGCCGAGCGAAAATTCTTTTTTTGTCGGAATATTTGATGAAAATGAAAAAAAGTTATAGGGCGCGGCTCTAAACCAAACTGGTGAGCTGTCTCCGGGTTCTATTAGACTGTTGACTATCTCCGACGGTGTTGCGTTCATTTTGTGATTGTAATAGCTTGGCTCTACGCCATTTTGAAAAAACAATCTTGACACATGCTCACCTGATATGGTTAAATCACCGCATTTGTCTGCCTCGATTTTTGTTACATAAAAAAGTTGAGGTCCGTCTTTACTGTTGGCTTTAGCTTTTATGTAAGACCCGAGGCTTATATATTTTAAAAGTTTATCATTGCTTTTTACTTTTGCAACAAAACTATAAGCACCATTGCTTTCCATTGTCGTCAAAAATTCTGTACAATTGGTCAAAAATCCAAGGCCGTTTGTCTGATACAACGGCTTTGTTGTGATGTACTGATCGACCGTTTTATATATTATAGGTTGCATTTTTAAAGTCTCCTAAAATTTGGTTTGATTTCAAGTGCTTTAAATGCATCTGTCTCCGTTGATGATAGCTTAATTGTATTCAGTCCCGGTGAAAGGAGAGGAAATTGTGTGCAACTTACATAACTATTAGCAAGGTTAGTTTTAGCATTAAAATAAGCGGACTGTTCGGTTGAGTCTAATTCGATGTGGTCTTGGCTTGTCTCTTTCGTAATCATCAAAATCGGACTATCGTTAACCGACAATGTCAATGGCTTTATTTTTGAGCCTGTGTTAATAATCTTGATAAGTGGCTCTGCGGTATAATTTTCAGGATTATAGACTTCAATTTCTGCATTTTGTGTTGAGGTCAATTTTGGTCGGATAATCTCCTGCCCTAAGTCGCTATACCAAAACGGTTCTCGGCTAAAATTTATAGTCGTTGACAAGCAAAGGGGGGCAACTTCTTCGATTGGCTCAACCCCTGTGCAAATCGCTTTTGTAAAATAGCCGGGGTTGTATGTGTCCCTAAAGATTTTATACTTGCCGTCCCAAACGGTAAGCCATTCCGCAAACGCTCTTACAAGCTCTGCGTTGCTTTCGTTCGGTACAATGTACGGATAACTGTTGACTTCAAACTGCATTTCAACATTGTCAAAAACACCGTTATCGGAAATCACTCCGCCATTTTTGCCGTAGACAGAGGTAAAATCAAAATTACGCTTTGCAATTTGATATTTGGGAGGTGTAGTTATAAAAAAGCCTATTGTCCGTAAATCAGTGCCGTTGTATGTAAAACTATGCCTCATCTTTAACCTCCCCATTTTGATACTTCACCGACAAGTGTCTGCATGATCGCATTTGATACACGGCGGTTAAAATCATCAATATCCATGTCATTATTGATGTTTACATCGCCTGCAAATTTAATCTCAATCGTAGGCGAATTTGTAACAGCTTTCAACATTTGACCGTTTACCGTCGCATTTTGACTTTGTGTACGAATGCCTGCAAATTTATTGTTAATTGCTCCGATTGGATTGCCTTCAACCGCTGACAAAGCTCTCGAAGTTAAAGATCTTACCGTCTTTTGTGTTTCTTCAATTTCGTCCTCAATACCAAGACGGTAACCTTCACCAAAATATCTGCCTAAATTTCGAGTTTTTCGGCTTGGCGAATGTGAATCTTGAGTCTTCTTAAGAGTGCTAAGACTTAATCCTGCAAGTCCTTCCACTGACTTGAATAATTTATCAGAGAGGCTTCCGGCACCGTCCATATAGCCTTGAACTAAGTTTTTGCCTGCTTCGTAGAATTTGTCATAAACTCCCGAAAAATTATCAAAGATTCTATTGACAAGCGACTTGCACGAATCATCAACTTTTTTGTTGGCATCTTTATCTCCTATACCTTTGCTGGTGCTCTCAGTGCCGTTCTTACCGGCTTTTTCTCCGTTGGGTTCGAGTTTGTTAAGCTCAACGGTTGCCTTGTCTACAAGCTCGTGAGCATTATCAACCATTTTTTGAGTAACGCCCGGTTGATTTTCGTCCATTGCAGTTTTTAGAAGCTCATAGTTTGCGGTAAAATTTGCGAGCTGATTTTCAAGGCTTTCTCTTGAGCCTGTTTCGGCATCAATAAAGCCCTCTTTAATTTTCTGCTGTTGTGCAGTGATTTCATCAGCTTTGCCTGTAGCAATTGCGGCAACCGTGCCGTACATATCATTGTACTTAGCAAGCTCGATTTCTGCCCTTTCCTGCAATTCTTCGGCTTCTTCAACTTGGTCTTTTGTGACACCTTCAACACCGTCTTTGTATGCTGTCCTTAAATTCTCGGCATTTGTCTTAAAATCATTGACCTGCTGTTCGAGTGTGTCTTTAGTTCCTGTCGTGTGAGTGATTAAGCTGTTTTCCACATCAGACATAGCGGCTTTGATTTCTTCGGCATTGCCTTTAGCATTTGCAGCGGTTAAATTCTCAAAATTTTGAATTGTGGTGTTGTAGTTGACGATTTTGTCTTGATAAGTTTTGTACTTGGCTTCGGCGTCTTTAAGAACGCTTTCTTTTTGGCTTAAAACATTTTTGCGATTTTCCAATTCTTGGTCGTAAGCTGTTTCTAATGCCTTTATACGGCTTTGAGCGACATCAAGTTCTTCTTTATCAACCTTTTCACCTTTAGCGTTAGCGCTAATGACACCTAATGTATGCTTATCAATGTTCTTATTTTCATATGCCCACCATGCGACATTTTCAGCTTTTGTGTCATGCATTTGCAAGCTATTTACGCTATCTCTTGCCTTGCTCACATCATTTTTATTTTCACGAACAATGGCATACTGATTAACGCTGTCAGTCTTTGCGCCTGCAAGACCTGAAACTGCTGTCTGATAAGAATCTTCGGTCGCTGAAAGCAAAGCAAGTGCTTTCTTTGATTCAAGGGCATCATCCATTGAGCTTTTAAGGTCTTTATAAGACTGAATAACATTGCCGTTCCAAGTGATTTCATTGCCTGTAACTCGGCTCAATTCATTGGTAATAAATTTTGCTCTGTCCTCGTAGCCTTTTTTGACTTTGCCATTTTGGTCTACAATGCTTTGCAATTCGCCCCACAAATCATTATAATATTGAAATTCGCTGTCAACCTCAGACGTTGCATCTTTCTTACTCTGCACATATTCATCATTAGCATCTTTCAGCTCTTTGATTTCTTCCTGAGCCTGTTCATGTGCTTCGTTGAGCTTGTCCTGTGACTCTTTGGCTTCATCGTTCGCACTTGCAATTGACCACAAGGACAATGCAAGCGTAGCAGCTAAGCCTACAACAATGCCGATTGCGTTTGATTTCTGTGCGAGATTAAGACCTTCCTGTGCAATTTTGGCACTCTCTGTAGCAATTTTGAGGCTTTTATATGCGCCTATAAGGCTTTGTACACCGCTTATAACAACGGTTGTTTTTTTGCCTACCCAAATGCCACCGACGAGAGAGCCGACAATTTTAAGCGTAGGGATGATATCTTTGGTATGTTTACTCGCAAAATTACAAAGTTTTTTGACTTCGGGAAATAATGATTTGCCAATAGGATTGATAACATCGGTTTGCACCGTTCTGCCGAGACTTGCCCAATCAGCTTCAACATCATCATATTTGATGTCTTTAATCTTTTTCATGGTATTTTTGGTCTTGTCGGCAGAGCCATTAACTTTCATTAAGGCTTTTACACCGTCAATGCCCAAATCTTCCCACATCGTACCGAAGAGGTCAACGCCTGCCTGATTCTGCTTGACCTTATCGTCCATCTCAAAAAGAGCCTTTAAGACTTCTGATGTTGCTGATTTTGCGCTGTCTCCGCCTTTTGCAAATCTTGCCTGCAAATCCTCAATACTACCTTTTGCACCTTTGCCTGCTGATTCGAGATTTGCAAGATTTTCTTTAGCAGTTTTTAGCGCCTTTGAATATTGTTCAATTTTATCGGCATTCTTTTGCTTTGTTAATTCGCTTGTTGAATCGTTAAAGCCTTTTTGCTCCTCTTTTGCATAGTAAAGATTTTTTTCGAGCTTTGCAACTTCATCTTTTGCTTTTTGGATATCATCAGCCGAGGCTTTCGCTCCATAGCCGAGGAGAGCAAATCCCTCTTGCGTACTCGAAGCTGTGTCCTTAGAGCGGATGCCAAATTCTTTCATCGCATCGCCGAGCTTGTCGATGCTGAAAGTACCTACTTTTGAGCCGTTTTCAAGTGAATTAAAAAACTCGTTTGCATCATAGCCGAGTTGCTTGTAATGTACGGAGTATTCATTGATTGTGTCGAGCAAATCACCGTTTTTATTAAGGCCTTTTTGACTGCCCTGTGCAATGAGATTAAAAGCCTCTTCGCCTGTTACACCAAATTGCTCCATAAGCATGTTGACAGCTCGTAGTGTTTCAACAAAATCATAATCGTAAGTATCTCTTAAAGTAAAGAGATTTTCGGTCATATCTTTGAGCTTGCTCGGATTGGTCTCGTTAGTTGTCTGCTTAATTAAAGCAAGGACATTTGCAACTTCTTCTTGCGATTCACCAAAGTTGCCCTTGTAAACATCTTCGAGTACACTCTTATATTTTGTCATCTCTTCGGCGGTTAAGCCTGTTTGAGCCTGCAAAGAGTTGAGCGCCTTTTGCTCTCCGTTTGCACTTGCAATTGCACCCGTAACAGCTCCACCAACTGCCGCTGTTGCCGCTACGGCATCTTTTACCGCATCGCCGACGGCGGATTTAAGATTATCGGCGGATGACTTAACATCATCCATTTCTTTTTTGACCTTGGATAAATCAGTTTTATTTGACTTATTTTCAAGGCTTTTAAAGCTGTCGCCGACTTTAACAACGCTTGTTTCGGTTTTTGACATCTCACTTCGGGCAGATTCGAGGTTTATTGCATTTGCTTTTTCCTCGGTTTCCGCAAGCTGTTCAGCGAAAGTTTCAAGTTTGCTTTTCGCTTTTTCAACTTCACGCTGATAGGCTCTGTACTGTTCGGTTGAGATTTCGCCGTTTTTGGCCTGTTCTTCGACCTGATCCTGTACATCAAGTAACTTTTTAAGGGCAGATTTGCTGTTTTCAATTTGTTCTTTTAGCACTTCTTGCTTTTGTGCAAGCAAAACAGTGTTTTCAGGGTCAAATTTTAACTGCTTATTAATTGCAGTCAGTTCTCTCTGTAAGCTCGAGGATGAGGACTGTACAGCTTTTAGGGATTTCTGCAAATCCATTGTATCGCCGGCAATTTTGACGGTAATACCTTTAATCGTAGATGCCATATCTGTCCTCCAATTCTTTATATCTGTTCATAAACTCGCTGTACTGCTCTTCCGAAATTTCCTTATTTTCAAATCTTTCCGTTACGAAAGGCAATACAGATTTCATTTTCTGGTATTTTTCTTCATCTTCGTGGATATTGTTATTGTTTCTTAATGCAAAATAGGTCTTGATATAATCAATCACAAAACCTATTGTAAATCTTTGTAGATCAGCGACAGTCAGACCACTCCTGACGGCATAAGATAAGACCTCTTTGGCCGTCAGGAAAGTTTTAAATCCGTTTAGGTCGCTGTCGCTGTCACTTTTGGGCTGTCGCTTTTTAAGCTGTCAACAATAAGGTTGATAATCGTGTCTGTCGCCGAAATAGCGTCCTTAATACTGATTTCTTTCGCCCAAGTCTTAAAGTTGGGAATTGTATCATCTGCCGTCTTTGCCGCTGCCCATAAAAGCTTTACGGCAGAACCAAATTTCACATCGTTGAGATTTTTAACGAGCACACGGTCGGCATCACGCAAAAAGCTGTGACCTTTAAATGTATCCTCATAGATGAGCATTGTATATGCTGTGACCTCAACCTCAACATTTTGGCCGTTAATAACAACTGTATCTTTCATACTTAACCTTTAACCGCCTTAGATGAGTTTGTTGATGCCTGACTTGCAACCTTAACCGTCGGGATTACAACAGATTCAGGGAGAGTATCCGCATATGATGTATAGCGTACAAAATCGTTATCAGGGCGTGGCTTTGCCGTGATTGTGAATGTTGGGAACTGTGGGTCGAAGCTACCCTCGGATGTCTTGTCGTTTCTGCTTGACCTTGCGGCAGTACAGTCAAAATATGTGTCAATCTCGTAGAGCTTATCACCCTTGTATGTTTCTTTTGCAGCAAGGAGGGCAAATCTCGGCATTACCTTAATACCACCCTTTTCAACGATGCCGCCCTCTGTGGCTTCTGCATTACCAAACCAATCTTTTTCGATGTCGTCGACTGCCGAAATAAGCTCAAGACTGATTGTGTAGCCGCCGTTTGCACTCGCTACAATAATAGGCAAGCCGTCAGCGTAGATGGTGTTTGAATCGCCGATAGGTTCAGCACCGATGCTTCTGCCGCCTGCTTCATCGGATTTAAACCAAATCGGTGTTCCGTATGTAATTTCGCCTGTGCTACTTTCTGTAAGCGCAGCATAACCAACTTTTCTAATTGTTTTGTTCATTGATAAACACTCCTTTATGTTTTTAAATTCTTTTTATGCCACTCAAATCACCGCCACCCATAGATTCCGATGATTTAATAAGCTTTTTTATTCCGGTTTCAAATTCGCCGTGAATTTTCTCCGTTGCCGGAGCAATATGCACCTTCGGTTGTACCGTTCCGCCTTTTTTACCTCTCTTTTTACGAGCTTTTTCAAGTAGGTGTGTAAGCCGGTACTCAGGTTTAGTGGCATAAACCGTTTTTTCGTAAAACCTGAATGTTTCATTCGTAATTTTAACCCTGAATGATTTGCGATATTTTTTTCTTCTGCCAACAGGTGCGTTTTTCTTGATTTCATTTTTGAGTTCTTCGGATTTTTCGTCAACCAACAATCTAACGCCCATTTGCACATCAGCCGAATAGGTTGACAGTTCTTTTGACAAAGTGTCACCGAGGCGGTCAATGCCGACTTTCTGGTAATTACTCATCAAAAGTCACATCCAAATTGTAATAGCTTACACAAAGTTTATTTGTTATGTCCCACGCTCGATTCGGCTTTTTCCAGCCTAAACCGTTTTCGTTGAGCCACTCCTCAAACTTCGTCTCGCTCTTGTGGTCGTCTTTTGCCGTGTAAAGTTCTATGATGATTTTTGCAGTTTTCCAAAGGCATTTACCGTCTGCGTAAATGCCTGTTTCCTCGTCTTTAAAGTAAACAAGATAGGGAGCAGGGGTTGACTTGTTGTAGTCAGCCTCTACATATTTAAAGCCACAAGACTTAATAAGTTTGACAAATTCGTCATAATTCTTAAAAAACATCTGCGCCACCCTCATATAAACCCCTCTGCGACAGGCTCAAAATCGAGCAAGGGGGATTTTTGCTTTTATCATGCTGAATCTGTTCGATTTTAAACCTTGTGCCGTCAATGATAACCGCCATATCCGTTCTCAAGGTTTCGTCCTTGTGAATATGGATAACTTTTGACAGTTCAATGTCATTTTGTTTCGCACCGTAAAAACGAGTTACACCGATTTTTTCGTTGCCAAAACGATACTTTTTCAAGCTGTCAGTGATGATATCGTCGTTTTCATCGGTTTCATAGATTTTCGCAACACCGTCATTAAAGGTTAAAAAATCTATGTTATTCTTCAAAATCATAGCTTTTCACCTCGTATTCCTGCCTTAATTTCAAAATTTCGTTCTCGAAATTATGGTCAAACATTTCAACCGCATTTGAATAAGCATAACGGCAGTAATCAAACAACAAACTTCTTGCCCTTGTTGGTCGCTCGAAATCCTCATTAGTAAGCAAGGGGTTATAATCACGGAGGTGCTGTTTTCCATTGGCTATAATCAGTTCAATTTTTGACTTTGTGCCTTCATCTGTTTCAATGTGCTCTCTGTCAAAATCAAGCATATTAACTATATCGTTCATGATTTCCATTGTTCAACATCTCCGTGACAAATTAAACTGTTGCTGCCTGATTGAGAGTTACTTTAATTTCAGCAGGATTGAGCGCCGAAATATCAAGCTTAAGAAAATCGTTTGTGTGAAGCGAAAAGCCTGTTGCATAAGTTTTAATGAGATAAACTCTGTTATCTTCAAGAAACTGGTACTGGTCAGAGTAATCAAGCTTACCTTCCTTGCCTGTTGAGAGGCAGGCTTTATATCTTGAAAGCTGGCCAATAACGGCAGTGCCTTCTGTAACCATTTCAGACGGATAAACATTTGTCGGGAACGGGAAGAGGTTGTTTTTGTATGAGCCGTCTGTTGCAAGTACAGTTGTAGCAGGGATAATCTTTGTGAGATAATCCACAGGATTTACGATGAGGTCAACCGATGTAATGTTGTTTGTCTTACCGCCCTTGCCTTTAGCAAGCTTGGCAACAACACCCATATACGACTTAATGTCAAGGCTTGTGAGCTTTATTGCTGTTTTTTCGGTATATGCACCTGCCTTTACAGCGCCCTCGGGGTCTTTAAGCATACCAATCGGCTTGCCATTGCCGTCACCGTTGATAAAGCCATCTTCAAAAGCATAAGCAAGTGCATCGGCGAGGATTCTGCGGACATATGCGTCAATGTATGTAGCACCGAGGTCAAGTATATCTTTTGGAACAGGAACAAAAGCGCTTACCTTTGATGTTGAAAAGTCCTTTTCCTGAATTGTGCCTGCAAGCTCCTGTGTGATTTTTGAGCTTAAAGCGCCCCAAGCGGCGAGCTGTTTTGTGTCTGTGGCAAAAATCGCCTTAACAGAGCCGTATGTGTTTTCGATGCCGATTGCAGCAAGAAGCGGATGATTGTTTGTAATATCCTCAAGCACTGTGTCAAGGATTGTCTGCGGAATCGTAACATCAAGACCTGTGAGTGCCTGCTTAACATCAGCAGATTTTGCCGCTGTGACAAAATTATTGTAAAACTTCTGCTCTGCGCTTGTAAGCTGTCTGAATCCTCTCTTTGCAAGGATTGTGTTATCGGCAGTTTCGCCAATTTCCTGTGCGACCTCAATGATTGACTGCTGAATACTGTCAGCGTAGGCATTGAGTGCATCGGTCATTTTTGTTTCGTCCTTTGAATCAATGGCAGTTTTTAAGTTCTGCGCAAACTTAGCTTTCGCGTTCTTAATCGCATCAAGATTCTTCATTTTTTAATCTCCTTTATAAATAATTTTTGTTTTTGAAATACTCTTCAATAAAGCCAAAGCTATCCTTTTCTTCGGGATTTTTCGGTTTTGGCTCGGGTGGTGTCTGTGGTTCAGGCGGTTCAGGCTTTGCACCAAGCATTTTTGCAAGTTCTGCCGCTGCCTGTTTTGCTTTTGGATTCTTCTTTTGCTGTGCATCGTCAACGACTTCTTTTGATTCGGTTAAATCAACCGGATCAAGAATTTCGTCACACAAACCGATGTCAAAAGCCTCCTGCGCAGTCAGAAATGTTTCTGCGTTGAGGAGCGGTTCGAGGGTTTCTCTCGTGAGCTTATCGCCTGCATGCACAAGGTAAGAGTTTGTGCTTGCTTCGCTGATCTTGTCGAGCTGGGTTGCAAATTCTCTGTGTTCCTTCGCATTTCCATAACAACCGCCGATTGCATGATGAATCATCATCGTTGTGTTTGACGGCATTACGATCTTGTCAGCCGCCATTGCAACGACAGAGGCAATTGAACAAGCCATACCGTCAATGTATGCAGTGACCGGCACACTCTGCCTTTTTAGCAGATTGTAAATCGACACGCCCTCATCGACATAACCGCCGATTGAGTTAATATAGAGCTCAATGCTTTCAATTTCGCCTGCTTTTTCAATTGCTTTACGAATATATTCGGCGCTTGTTTTGGATTCAATAAGGTCGCCCCAAATATTCAAGTAGCTCGGCTCAATTTCACCGTAAAGATAGATCTGCAAGACACTCTGATTTTCAGCAATCTGCTTGATGTTGTAATTTCTACTTTTCATTTATTCACCACCCTTCAAAGCATTTGCTATTGTTTGGTAATTTTTAGTAATGTAATATGTATGCGCCCAAGCCTCTGAGCAAGGGAGCATGTTGCAATATTTTTGAGCCTGCGCAGGTGTCAGCACACCGCTGGCAATTGACTTATCAAGATTATTCGCCTGACTGATTGCGTCAATGTGTCTGACTGTCGTTGTGTCAATCAGCAAATAATTACCTTTGCTAAATTCGTTAGCTCCGAATCTCTTTTTTGTAATCTCTTGCTCAAACATATTTGCAATCGGATCAATTGCATTACCAATAGCGCAATCCATTGCATCAGACAATTGCGATGCTTCACCGCTTAAAATTGCCGGAGGTATATGCAAAGCATTGCCAACAATCGTGTACGCTTCAGTTTTTAACTTCTGAATATCGTTAATCTCGCTGTTTGTAGTTTTTCCTGCATCGGTTGAGGGTTCTGAATATTTCATACCCTTAAAAATCGGCATAACAGCGTTCTTATTCGCGTAAAACGCTTTAAACTGCTTTGCCAAAACTTTGTTATAAGTTTCAGCGAAGTTTTCGTCACCAAAGCTATAATTTTCAAGCTCCAAAATGCCTTTATGTCCGACAGCTTTGTTATATCTTTCCTGAGCCGACAACATTAACTGTTCATATGTATTGCACATATCAGCCAATAAGCCGTTAAGAGCAAAGTTGTTATATCTGAGGTAAATTACCTCGCTCTCTAAAAAAGTGCGCTGATATGTAAAATTTCGGCAAGTAACACCGCTGAAAGAATCATCAATCAATGCGTGTTCTGCTCTTGAAAAACTGTCCGCAATTAAAAGCTGATTGTCGGCTGTTTCGATAATTAACAGTTCATTGTCAAAAATCAATTTTGCGACAGCCTGCGTAAAAAATTCGATTTTGGTTTGATGCTTATTCGGCGAATAGTTCCAAAGATAATATTCAGCCTTGCGACTTTCTCGGTTATTGTTTACCGTCACAAATTCGCACTTCGCCAAGCTTCGAGCAATAAAATCAATCGCCGTAAATAGAGCAAGCTCAGTCAGGTGAAATCTCTGTTCATCAACCGCCGAGCCGTCCTCGTTAAATTCCGCTGCAACGGCATCTTTTCTAAAAAGATTTTTCACCCAGTTTATTACTTTCATTTTTTCACCTGCCTTTTTCAGCGTTTTTTATTCTTTCTTCTGCTATTTTGTAATACTTTTCATCAAGCTCCATTCCGATAAAGTTTCGGTTTGTATTTACACAGGCAACGCCTGTTGAGCCTGAGCCCATAAAACAATCAAGCACAGTAGCGTTTTTAAGTGTTGTCTTTTGAATTAAAAATTCAAGCAATTCAACGGGTTTTTCATTAGGGTGAACTAATTTAAGAGAAGGCACTTTCGGTACTGAAATTAAATCCTGCGGTCTTCCATTTTCGAACTTAAAATCATCATTTGGAATCCATATAACACTTTCGTATCTGCTGCCGAATGCTTTTTTTAAATTGCCCATACCATTACTTTTTTTGTCCCAAATAAGAACATTTTTCGGTTTTAAACCGATACGAATAAACGCATCAATAAAAATCTGCTGAACATCCCAACGAGTGAAGCTCAAGATACCTCCTGTTTTCGCGATTTTGGACTTTATCAATGGAATAAAATCTGTAAATGGCTTTTTATCATTTAAAATTTTAGGCTTTCTTTTTGTTTTATCATTATGATATCTTGATTGAAAATCAATCCCGTATGGGGGGTCAGTCAGCAACAAGTCAACGCTGTTATCGGGAATGTTTTTCATTAATTCAAGGCAATCGCCCTGAAAAAGTTTCACCATTTTTCATCATCTCACTTTAAAATACAATTGCGTTAAAGCAATTCTTAAGTTCATCAACCGTCATCGGCTGATTTTGTTTCAGCAAATCAAGCTGTGTATATGCGGCGACGAATGCCATAAATCCGTCTGTTTTTCGTGATTTTGGTTCGATCTTGCCGTAGATAATATTGCCGTTTTTATCCTCAACGGCAGAAGTGTTGTTTGTGTACCACCTCATAAGTGCCGAATCACCCCAAATGATACGATGATTAGCGAAATCAGAGGCAATCAGAGGAGCAACAAGCATTTTATCTGACGGTCTAACCAATTTGAGATTGTTTCGCCCTTTGCGGTCACATTCAAAGCCCAGTTGCATTAACGGTCCTTTGAGTAATGTATAGCGGTAGTTATCTAACGCTCCGCCGACGATGCTGTAATGCTTTTTTTGCTCTCTCAACCAGTCAGCAACGATTTCGGGAGGTATCTCCGCTCCGTCAACCCTTTGCAAATCCGGTTGTTGAGCGTACGGAAATTTAATCCTACCTAAATCAGCCGATTGCGAGCAATACCATGAAAACGGTTTCCATACGATTGAGCCGTCAACCAAAAACATTAAGCCTATGCCCAAAAAGTCAGTAGTTTTTGTATAATCAGTGCCGAATATGCACGGCTTACCTTCAAGGTCGGGGAGAGGTCTGTTTGTTGCTTTGATATTATCCCATGAGGTAACGGGATTTGCTTCCGTTCCTTGTGGACGATTCATTCGTTTTGTCATAAATGCAGTATTACTGTTCGGGTCAATTTTCCAATTTTCATATTCCTTTCGGAGTTCTCGGAGCAAGTTCGGAAAATATTGCAAACTCGGATTTGCTTTGTACCAATTTTGCTCATCGTGAACCTCTTTATCGTCATTTAATCGGCAAATAAAATAAAGTGTGCCATTGTCAGGCGCATCACCGTTCAAAACCTCAAGGCCTCTCGCAAACTCTTGGTCAAGCGGACCGTCTCTCACATATCCCATTGTTGTGGTTGTCGTAGTTCTCGGGAGTGGCTTTTTTCCTAAACCGGTGACAAACACGTCAATAAGCTTGTAATTTTCATATGCGTGTTTTTCATCAAAATCGACCTTGCCCGGTCTACCGCCGTCTTTCGTATTACTGTTAGATGTCCGATATCGCAACACAGAGTTTGTCTTTATATTCACAATTCTTGTTTTCGTCCACTTAAAGTGTTTTTGCATTTTGGCTTTATTATCTTCAAGGACATTATAAATATCGTTAAAAGTAATAGTCGCCTGATCTTCCGAAGTCGCACAAATGTCAATGTCGTAATTTTTAATACCGTTCACTGGTGTTAAAAGCGCGAAATCCTCAAAGCCTAAATAGCCATTTTTGCCTGTACCTCTTCCGACGATAAGTACAAGATCAGGAAATCTTAAAACACCGGGAGCTGAGTATGTGCAATTATGCAATGCAAAACAGAATTTTTCCCATTCAAAAAGTTCATAAGGAAAATATTTCTGCAAAGCTAAATACTTTTCAAGCTGTTCTTCATCAACATAGATTTCTTCGTTTTCAAAAACATTTTCAACAAACTTTATCAGCTGAATTTGTTCACGGCAGACACGATATTTACCGCTTTTAACAAGGTCGATGTAATCGTCTATGACTTTACAGTTCGTCATCTTCCTCGATTTTACAATTCTCGGTACTCAAACCAAGCTCTTTCAAAATTGATAACATTTGACGATTGACCATTGTTAATTCTTTTGTAGAGGGATTGTTTTTCATCATTTCAACGCCAACCGAAGAATAATCAGTGTACACTACACCTCTTTTTGCAATATCTGATTTCAAATCATCGGCAATTTTCCAGAGTGCCATATAATCAGCAACCAAACTTTCAAAAAAAGGTAGTTTTGCTCCTTTTGATTCAAGCTGTTCAACAAGCGATTTTTCAACTTGTCTTTTTGTCGGTCGATTTTTTCTCGGTGTCATAATGTACTCCCTCCTTTTTTATTTTTTCGAAAAAGTGCTTTTCGCACATTTCGTAAACATCTTCGCTTTTTAAAAATACAAACTGTTCGATATTTGGATTTTCGTTCAGATTTGATGATGTCCAAATCACAAACTTTCCGTCATCGGTGTCAAAATTTAAAATTTTGCTATGGTTATTTGCAACTGTCACAGACCAGTTATTTTTTTCGCAAATCTTTAGCAAATCATCGTAATAGCCATATGACTTACCGAGTTTACTGTCGTTTTTCATAACTGATCCGACAACAAATTCACACTTATCAAGTTTTTCTTGCCCTTTCAGAACATCAAGCACTTGCAAATGTTTTTTGCCTATTCTCAAGCTCGACACTTGCAATTTTCTGATTTTTGTTCGGTCCGCAATAAATTTTACAAAGCCGATTGACGAAAAACCGCCGTTTGAAATGTAAAAATGTGTCTCGTTTTCTTTAGGCAAGCACGAATTCAAGTTTTCAATTTTTTGCAATTCTGCGATGATGTGAAATTTATACCGCTGATTTTTTAAACTCAAAAACTCGTTTTGCAAAATAAAAATCCTCCTGCGTGCGCGCGAAGCCAAACTGTCGTGCCTTTATACCGTTATCCATCAACCTCAGAATTTTTCGATTTTTTACCCGGGGGTATGTCTTTTTTTTGACTTACCACCTCTCGGCAAACTCATCTTTTAATTTTTTTGATTCGTATTTGTGATGTTCTTGGTAATGACAATTTTTGCATAAACATTCGAGGTTGTTGATGTCAAGAGCAAGGTCAGGCCTTGCTTTGAGATACAGCTTGTGATGTACCGCCTCGCAAGGGCTGTACTTACCCACAGCACGACAGCGTTCACATTCGTAATGTTCTTTCGCTTTTTTTGCATCTCGAACTCTTTGCCAATCAGCTGTTAAATAAAACCTATATGCCTTGCCCTCACGGATTTGGCGGACGATCCAGTCCGTTGTTACTTTTCGCTTTATCATTACAATTTAATTTTACAACAGGTTTAATCGCTTCTACTGACATCTTGCTTTGTGCAATATGTACAAATGTTAAGTCCACGAAAGTTTGCACAGCGCAATCGTGCCTCTTTAAGCCAACGAAACACCGTGCGTTCGTCGGTATAGTTGCTAACTGCAAACTTAGTCACCCTCAAATTTATCTCACCTTTATGCAATGCCGCTGTTGGTGCAACAAAGTAAACAGCGCTGACAGCTTGACAGATGTAGTTTTTACCGCTGCTTGTCAAGTCATTGAGTGTGTCTATCACCGCAAGTAAGTCAAGCCGTAAAGCTTGACGCATTGTCTCATCGGCAACGACTTGTGCTTTGCTCGGACAACCGAGAGCGGCATAAGTCCTAAATTGCGCAATGGTGTAATCTCTTGTCGAATCTCTCAAATTCTTGCACCTCCAATTTTCTTGTGTTTATGGCTATTGGCCAAGTAAGTAAAATAAAAACTCGCACCCGTGAAGTCGTTTATCCACATTTCGTCACGATAAAAATAATATCCTTCGGGACAAGGCAAAGCCTCACCTCGTTCGAGTTTTCTGTATTCTCGTTTTTTCCCTTCAACAACTTTGACCTCAGGCTTATTGAGATTGCGAGATGTTTTCAAGCGCTTCTTACCATTGACATCTTTTCGTATGTATTTCGCAAGGTCAGCATAATTGCCGTCTTGGTAGAGTGGTGTAAAATTTATGCCGTTTTTCCACGGCCAACATTCCGTTAAGATTTCACGCACGCAATCCTCAATCACAATATGCAAATGCCAATTCTTTCCGAGTTTGCCACATTCGCAGTAACCGATGTATTTAAACTTGATTTGTTTTTTATCTGTTCTGCGTTTTACTCTTTTAAAAAAATTTGAGACAACTTTTTCAAACTCATCTTCGGTAAACTCGCCAAACGGAGCGGAGAACCTTGCGAACCAGTCGCCCTCAGAGAAGTTGCAAAGGATAAGCCTCTGTGTGTGTTGTTCTCCTCTGATACGGTTTGCTTTGGCTTGCTTTTCGTTTGTTCGAGATTGATTGATTTGTCGAGCAAAATTTTTCTTGTTGCGTTTACGAATTGATTTATAATATTTGACTTCAAGCAAAGGGCCTGATTTAATTTCACACTTGTATGTAAACATAGTTAAACCTTTATTATATATGTAAAAGCTAAAACGGTCACTTAATTAATTCCTTGAGCAGGCTATCAAAGGAGTATCTCAACTCCTTTTTTGTGACTATAGTCCGTCTGACCACCGAACTACTGCTCTGTGCAACCTTGCCGCTGCAATTGTGTGTTTGATTTTTGGTGCATTCTTTTTTAACAGCTTAATCAAAAGCGGAAGTCGTCGCTTTGATTACTTTTTTGAATATAGGATTTAACTTGATTTGAATTTTCTTTAAGATTTTGCACACGGCAAGAATATTGCCTTACTTTAAATACCGAAGTATTCTTTGTAGCTTTTTGCGATTCCTCGGCAATCATCCGACTTAACCGGCACGTGACAAGCTACCTTTCTAATGTTATCAGCATCCAGCTCTTTGAAAATTTTTGATGCTCTCGTTTCTTCCGTTGACTTGTAAAATTTAAAAAGCAAATCCACAAATGGTATGTTGCCGAACTCGTCCAAAAACGCTGTATCATTTTCGGTTAGTGTTTTTAAACATTTTTCCTTGTATGTATCCGATGTGTCCGATAAGATAAAAAGTTTATTATAAACATCGTGCTTTGTGAGCAGGTCAATTATCTGTAAAGCAATTTGCAACACATTAGTATCGTGATCAGCAATTGCCTTTGACAACTCCGTTAGCTTGCAGGAGGTTTCTCTTGTGCGTTTAATCCACTCGATATGTTCCTTTTTTGCAAAAAAAGTGTCAGTCCTAAACCTGCGATACTCTTGCAGGAGCTTATATTTGGCCTTGACACAAGACTTGGCTGATAGCAAGCCTATCTTTGTGCAACTGTATATGGCTGACATTGACAACACTAACCAACGATTAAACATATCTAAGCTATTGAGTGTGGCCACATCGAGGTCGCCGTCAATAAAACCTATCACAAGTTTGTCGAGTTCCGACAATGTTTCTGCCGGTGTCGGATTGTCCTGCATTTCCGCTGCAACTGTTTTTTTGGGTTCAGTCATCATTTTTTTCACTCTCCTTACCTGTTTTATTTTGCTTTTCAAAGTAAAATTCAATTGGATTGTCCGTTTTTTTAATGAGGCCATATTTTATCGCTAATCGAAAAATAAAAACCTTTTCCAACCTTAAAAGCAATTTGCCTAACTGTTTTCTAAAATCATCAATTGTCATTGTTGATTTGTAAAAATTGCACATTCTGCAAGCAGGATTGTAGTTTTCGATATCATTTGCACCGTTATACCAATACACGCTCTGTATATGGTCAACCTGCATGTCCTTTAATTCGAGTGTACTACCGCAGTACGCACAGCGGCCGCCGTACTTCTCGTAAACTTTAAGCCTTGTTGCTTTTGATATTGATTTTCTCTGACTCAACCAAATCACTCTCCTCAATCGGCTGATTCCAACATTTTACGCAGTTACCGTTTTTTCTGCAATCATTCAGACTCATCAGTCCTAAGTTGTACGGACATGCACCTTTAGGTGTTCCGTCTGTTCTAAGCTGAGCATTCGGATAATTCTTCAAGAACTCACTCAAATAAGTCTTCTGAGGATGTTCGTCACTCCATTTTTGAACGATTTCGATTGCTTTTTCAGGGTTAAGCATTTCAAGAGTGGTACACGAAACAAGACCGGATGTCCCGTTATTTTCACTGCATAAAGGACACACGGAACAATCAATTTTACATAACCCTTTTCTTGTTCTTTTCGTCATCCTTTGTTTTTCAGCGAAATAATTTGCAGTTTTCGTACAATCAATCATTTTCTTTTCCTCCTAATTTGCGTAATCGTACAAACCGAGCGGTTTAATTTTTCTTGCGGCGATTTGCGCAACAAACTGGCCGTAGCTGTAGTTTGTACCGTGCTTTGCGTTGTAATCAGCGCAGTAAAGACACATTCTGTCTATTCGGTCGAGTTTTTTCTTGCGACCTCGTTTCTTTTTTTCTTCACTCATTTATTTCACCTAATTTCAAATACTTTAATATTTTTTTGCTTGCCTCGTCGCAACCATAACATACAGCGACAGCGTAGCCTTGTTCATTAAGGCTTTTAAGCCATTCGGTTTGTTTTTCAGTCGGCTTATTCTTGCCGTATTTTAATTCGATAAACAGACCATGATAACCTCCATGGCTGACCGGTAAAAACAAATCCGGCACGCCTGCCTTTACCCCTTGCTTTTTAAGGTTGGCCGCTTCGAGTTTATTCCTACTCCCACCATTCGGAATGTGGAACATCAAATCAATTTCAGGGTACTTTGCCCGGATGAAGGTCGTCCATTGAAATAACTTCCGCTGTTGGTCAGCTTCATACTGTTTCATCGGCATTCCCCTTATTGTTTTTATTTTTCTTGCATATGTCAAATGCTTTTTTTATTTTCGTTGTCCCACCTCTTCATTGCATTGTATATTTCAGGTTCTAAATCAAATGTTCTTCCGATATATCTAACTTCGTCGAAATTAAAAAACTGATTATATCCATTTTTATTAACTTTGACAACATTGTTATTTATGACATAGCCAGAAACATCATCAATATATATGCTTGAACCGTCTTTAAATTTTATTGTGATAATATTTACATCCATTTTCTTCACCTAAGCGGAACATCTGCACCTGCTCCGCTTTCAATGTCAGAATTTATTTAAAGAGGAGTAAACGAGTTTTATGATATAACAAGCTGTGCAGAGCTTGTTATCGGTTAATTTGTTCGGGCATCTGCACCTGCCCGAATCGGTAATATTACTGAAAGAAAGTAGATAGGTATATAATTTATCAAAAGAGGGAATATATAATCTCGCTGTGCAGAGCGTGATTAACTTATTTAGTTTATTTTACTTCACCGGATGTAAAAATCGGATGTGTGCCGTCACGGAGTTGTATCTCTTCGTCACTCATCACATAGCCGAGTTTGCAAAGCAAAGCGTAAAATTTGTTTAATTCCGGGTTGTTTTTTCGGCTGACTGTCTTGTCCGAATAATTTACACTGATATAATCGAACAAACCGTAAAGTCTCTGGCTCAAAGCGTATGCCGTCGCCATTAGCATTCTGCCGCTGTCATCGTTCCAATGTTCGTTGATGTAGCTGTCTATGTTTTCATCATCTTCAAAGTCGTGTTCGATAATTTCTTCAAAACGATATTTTTTGTTACTGGCTCCTGCCGCCACTTGGGCTACAATAAACTTCACAAGCTCCTGCTTTTTACTGCTGTCATTTCAACAACAGCACACGGCAGTTCGGTCAAGCCTGCCTGCTTAGCCGCTGCTAATCTTCTGTGTCCGATAATTACGGTAAACTCCGTCCAATCGTCATTCATCGGCACAACCGTGAGGTTTTGAAGAATGCCACTTGCCTTAATGCTTTCAGCAAGCTCATCAATATCCCCGAGAACCTTACGAGGGTTGTCGGGGTGCGGATGCAGTTTTTCAATTGCAATCGTAGTCAATGTTGGTTTTCTTTTCATTTTTATAATCTCCTTGATTTTTGCAAGGTTATTTGCTATGATAATATTAGTTAGATTGCAAATAGCCTTTTATTTGCGGACCGTTGATTGTTGCAAGCAGTCAACGGTCTTTTTCTTTGCCTGTAAAATTCATCGGTTGCACTCCTCAACCGCTACGCAAATAAAGCCTTTGGAGGTTTCTTTAATGTCAATCACATCTGTGACCGCAAGCTCAATCTGTATGCGTTCAATCTCAGGCGGTAAAAACAGATTGTTGCCCTCACAAAGTTTATTAACTTCATTAAGCGCCTTGATGATTCTGACCTTAAAAAAGTCAATGTCGCTGTGTGCTGTTTCAAGCTCATCACTTTTCGTGCTGAGGCTCTTTCGGGTGTATTCGAGTTGCTCTTTGCAATGCTTATACTTTTTTCTGAGTGATCTTTTCGTCTCGTAGTTTCTTAAATGCCACATTCGTTATAAAGTCCTTTCATTTATTTGATTTCCGACATCTTGTGTGGATGTCGATTTTGTGACTGATGTAATTAAAAAAGTCATAATTTTTGGAGCGTTCGGCTCGGCGGTTGTCGCACTTTGATTTGTATTCAAGATATTTTTCACAATCTGTGTGACATCTTGTCGTCCGTATCTGACAGCCGTAGCACGGCGAATTTATCATTTTTACGCCGTCCTTTCGTTGATTGTATTTCCGCTGCCGATCAATTTGTTGAGCAGTGTAGTCAGTAAGGATATATCTGCACCGCTTGCATAGGTCTTTAGCCGGTCAATCGGTATGTTGTAGCTCCAACGCCCTTTGTCGCTCTGTACGGCTGAACCGATAGGCAGGGTTTGTTTTTTTAGGCCCTCATAAACATAATTGAGAGCAACCCCGAGATATTCAGCCGCCACGGTCGGCGGTACATCTCTGTACTCCTGATTTGTTTTAGGGTTGATAAGGATTTTGTCGTTCATTTAATAATCACCTCTTACTAAGTTCAGGATTATCGTAGATATTGCCGATTACTTCAATTTGTTTCAAATCTTGA